TGTAATAAGCGGAGCGGAAACCGATGCCCCAGTCCACATACGAGCGTGGACTGTAGCCGTTGAACGAAAAGAGTCCAAACGCAGAGTTGTACCAGCTGCCCCCGCGAGACACCAGACGCTCTGCCTCTGCATTGTTGAGGTAGCACTGGCTTGTTGCGTAGTCTGCAGAGGTGTCGGTGCAGAGCAGACCGAGCGCCTGGAGGACTGCCTTCGCTGCTGCGCCGATTGACGCCGCGCAAGTGATTTCTGCAAATTTGCAGTTTACATTGCCGGTAGCGTTGGCGATGGTGGTGGTGTACTGCATCTTTCCGGAAACAATGTCGACCTTGACAGAGTTCGCGGTGCGTCCGTCTCCCTTAGGATCGATTAAGCTGCCACTTGTTGCGTCAATGGCTTTCCACATTGCGCTGGATGCGTTCTGAGGGTTGTCGAGATCCGCGGCGCTGTTATCTGCGAGCACCTGCACCTCTCCGAATACAAAACGGAGGCCGCCAGACCATTCCCAGACATCACCCTTGAGATCCGCAATGCCGCAAACGGTTCCGTCGTGATACCAGGAAAGAGGACCGGTTCCGGTTGCGGTTCTTCCGACGTTCGAGCCATCCATGTTGGACGGAATAGCCTTGCGGTTGCTCTCGGATCCGTCTTTTCCGTAATTGTTGTTACCCTTAGGGATGAAGCCATTCTTTAAGCACCAGAGCTCAACGGCAGCCCATTCTGCGTTGGTCATAAGATGCCAGCCCTCTCCTTTTGCTGTGCAATACTGCACTGCCTGGTCAAAGTTGAGTGTGTTCGCCGGATCCTGGCCTGGGAGAGAGTAGGCTCTGCCATCATCAACAACATTGAGGTACTTGCTGATGTAGATCGCGTCGATTTCTTTGCCGTTTACAATAAAGGCAGGGTGTGTGTTGCTTGATCCGCCGGTGATCACGTCACTGATCTTAAATTTTGGGATCTTGACCATGACGGAAGGCATCCCCTTGTCGTCATAAATAAGCTCATTGTTTGGCAGCACCATCTGGAGCGCCAGATTTGATAAATCAAAATTAGGTTTACTCATGTTTTCCTCCTATTCTTCGGTTGCTGGAGTCAGCTGGTCGATGCTCCATAATGTGAGAGTTACGTCTGACATATCGAGCGGAATGACTGCGGGTGGCGTCTGCGGGTTCATGCCATTCTCGTCAGAGCTGTCGTTTTCGCTTGTTGTCTGCTCCTCGTACTTGATAGCAGGGATGTCAAGCTGTGCAACATAAAAGAGTCCAGCAGCCACGCCGGTGCAGAGGTTTCTGTCAGCATCCATGCAGATGTCAACATGTACCGGGAAGCCCTTCTGGTACTTGGCCACGTTGATCATAAGCTGATCGTCGAATGTGAGCTTTGTGCCGTTCTGTTCGTAGTCGATTTTTGTGCCCTCGTTGATCTCAACAACGGTCACTGGTTTTTCCTTTGCCATTAGTTGCTACCTCCTTTGATGGTTAAATTCACGGTTACGCTTGAGGCGCTTCCGCTGTATGCAATTTTGAAGCCGTTGAGCATCTTGTCGGTGATGTCAAACTCTCCAACGATGCCGGTGCCTGCGGTCTCCACGACCTCAACCTCAACGTCGTAGTTGAGGGAGTCTCTGGTTTCAGCAAGAGCGACGGACTTTTTGCTATTGTTGAATGGGACGCGCTTCGTGTTTGTCAGTGTGACTGTCTTTTTTTCCACAGTGTTGGCACGGATCTGTGGAAGCATCCCAGAGAACATGATCAGTGCCGCAAGATGCGCGTCGCTGATGCCATGCTCTGCATTGTTGAAATTTCCGGCAGACTGATCGGTTCCGTCCTGGATCAGTTCCTTTGTTTCGGAGTCAACGATTTCGTCCTGCCATTTTGTTTCTCTGTACATGGTTTCGCCTCCTTAACTTGGTTCTTTGATCGGCACCTTGATCTGGATCATTGTGCCCTGGCCTTTTGCCTTTTTGATTGCTTCAACCTGCTCGTGGATAACTTCGCCATATACGTCGAAAATCCTTGATCGGTCGATTGTGCAGCTCATGTTGTCGACGGCAGAAAACACAACATTGAGGACCAGGGTGTCGCCCTGGACTTCTTTCTTCTGGATGTCTCCCTCATACCACGTCCCGTTGGTTCTTACCTCCAGTCTGAGGATAGAGCGGAGCCACTGCTGCCGACGGCGTGCCATAAAGCTGTCACTGAAAAAATTTGCCGCCATAGGTTGCCTCCTTCCTACTTTTGCCCGCACTTCTTAGTGCCGCATTTTGTGTATGTGAAACAGTGCACCGAGGTGGCGCCTGCTGCCTCCATGTTTCCTTGAGCTGTCTCAGCGAGAGTGGCGTGCCTTGGGCTCGTTCCCGCTTTCCTGATATACTCAAATTGATGCGGATCGAGAGATCCGTCTGTTTCAACTGCTGCCGTTGTAATCTCAGCATTGTTAGCAGCTCTCGGATAGGTGCCGGTCGTTCTGGCATACATAAAGCCGATGATTTCGGCGGATCCATCGGCTTCAACTGTTGCTTTTGTTATTTCACCCAGAGCCATCCGGTTCGGGTAGGTACCGGCTTTGGTGCCATCCCCGGCGTGTGTGGCATATTCAAAAGGGTGATGTCTTGACTGCGGAAGGGCATCAACCTCTCCGTTTTTTATCTTGGCCACGTTTGCCTGGCGTGGGTAGGTGCCAGCCTTGGTACCGTCTCCGGCGTGTGTATATTCAAAACCATGGCTCGATGCCTGAGGGCTCGCCTCGATAGTGGTCGTCTTGATCCTGCCGATGTTTGCAGATCTTGGTCTGGTCCCGCATTTTACATACTCAAATACATGAGCAGTAGAAGTGGGAGAGACCAGGATCACCGGCTCAAGTTCCTCGTAAAAGTAGACGCCTTCCATGTGTGATCGGACACTTTTGGCAACGTCTACCTGCTTGAAAAAGCCAGCCATGCCATCGTCCCCGATGTCGGGGTTGGTGGTCAAAACGCGGAACATATACGGATCGCCACCGTACTCAAACCATTCTTTGACATATCCGGTGCCGAAGTACGCGGATATAAGCTGTTCGACAGCCCATTTTGTGCCACGCTTTTCCATGATCAAGTGCGCCACTTTGATGGTTGCTCTTTTTTTGGAGATCTCCATGGCTGAGCTGTACCAGTCGATGTTCAGCTCCCAGGCCAGCTCGTCCAGCATATCATCGTCCAGCTCGTCAATTTTGTCCCAGATCCGGAGTTGTTTGATCCTCTTGGCTGGTTCCTGAAAAAGAGAGCTCGCGGATCTGCTGAGTGCTGCGTTTGCTTCGTCTTGTCGCATCCAGGGAGGGAGCAGCTTCACAATTTCGACATTTTCAAGTTTCATGCTCATGCTATCCCTCCTCTACGACATGTGATACTTTGATTGTCCCGGAGAATTTTGCGACGGTTGTTTTGCTGAGATCGGTATATACCGGGCTCACTATATCAACGCGGTCGGCGCCGACAAGATCATCCCCCCAGCTCGGTGCAAGAATTAGCTTGCGAAGATAGTCCGGGTTGATGTCTTGGCTTAGTGCCGAGCCTTGCCAGTAGTTGTACTGGTCAATAGCTCCGCCGCTTCCTTCGATTGTACTGACACACTTCGACTCGTTTGCCGCTGATGTGTAATAGGTCAATTCGATGTCGTACTCCTCAACAGTCGGAGCTTGCACCTTTACCTGGTCGGTCAGTGGTCGAACGTCATCGGCAGAGCAGGACGCCAGCACCTTGGCCAGAAGCGACTCGTCTGGCACCTGCCCACCATATCCGATCGGCGTGATCATAACAACACCAGGGCTCGGAGACTCAACAACCGCGTCTGCAATCGTCGGATCTGCTGCCATGGCCCAGTATTTGTAGGCGATAGCTGGTCCGGCAACTGACACCTTTGCGCTGCTGGTTCGTATTCTTTCGCGATACACATCGTCCGTCTCTTTGTCAGCTCCGCCGGATGTCTTGGCAAGGTTTTCAACTTTATCAATGTATGGGATCTGGTCCACCATGACATTGATTGATCCCGGAAGGATCTTGTTGTATTCCTCACCGCCGACTGTTGCCGTGATACCGACATCGACATACAAAGAACCAGCTGGAAGTACGACCGTTTTGTCGGTAGTGAAGTAATGAGAGTAGTCGCAAGTCACTCGCGTGCCCTTTGGTATGACTATATTGTCACCGATTGCTGTTGACACCGAGAAGCGCTCCGTTGCGGTGCTGCACACCGGTGTCTCTCTCAAGACTCCTCTTGACTCTCCGAGTGCGTCCAGGACTTCGCCTCTGGCGTAGCGCAGTAGTCTCTGGCGGCAAGCATCATTCACTGAGTTGAATGTGGCCACAATGACAGCCACAAGAGCCTCGCCGAATATGCGGCGTTCGTCTCCAGGATATAGCTCGTCGCTGCAGCCGTTTTCCAGTGCGGTGATTATGGTGTCGTAAATCTCCGAGGAGTCAATCGTGATAAAATTTAAGTCACTCATGCATCTTCCTCCTCGTCTAATATATTGATGGATAGATCCGCCACAATGCCGAAGTCACCGACTCCATCGGTTTCGTTGGCTTCAATGCTGTTTACCTGCACCCGCGGCTCGTATGTTTCCAGGAGCCACTCAGCATCGGCGATCATATCATCGCCAGCTGTGGCAGCAGGGGAGTCGATCAAGCTGCCGTCGATGCCTTTGATCCGCTCATACGGTACAGAGAAGCGTGGCGTTTTTAATAAATTTTCGGCGCACGTTTGTGGCTCGCCGTTTCCTGATCCTAACATTGCATTTTCCTCCCTTACTTTTTCTTTTTCTTTCTTGATTTCTTTCTCGCTTTTTTCGCTGATTTTGATGCAGTTACCCGGGATGTCAGTGTAAAGGTTTCGCGTTGGTTCTTTTCTTCAAATGTCAAACTTATGACGGCGTACCGGATGCGGCCGAAGTCGTCCTGTTTGACTGATCCGAGGGAGACCTTTTGCAACTTGAGCGGGTTGCTTTTCCACTTTTTCCCGTTCATATAAAGCGAGTTGTAGTTGCCTATATCTGCGCGCCAGGCATTATAATGAGCCACCGGATCAGTTCCGGCGGCGGAGTGGCACGTTTCGGTCAGTGTGTAAGTTTCCAGCTCTGTTTTTTTCTTCTTGCTTTTGCTGTCTGACGCTTTTGCTTCGGACGACGTTGAGAAGTCTCCCATCGGGTTGAGCTGGTTGCTGCTTATCAGGAATTTGTGTTTCCCCCATTGGGCCTGAGCTTTTGCCATGAGCATCCTCCTTATAATTTCGAGAGTATGATCCCGGTGTTATCCGGAAATAAGCAGTAGGCCACAAGACTTTCCTTGACTATGCTTTCTGCCTTTATCCACTCCGCCACATGTATGGCGGGGCTTACATTGTCAATATTGTCGACTGGTGCCACCTTGGCGGTCTTGCCGTCGATGCTGAGCACCTTGCCTTTTATGATTTTTCCGTCCATCAATATCCCTCCAGTGGTTTCCTCATAAACAGAGTGGTCTGCTGTTTGTGGTATTCATGCCGGACATGGTAGAGGTAGTTCTTACCATTCCAGAACGGAACATCTGAGCCGGTCAGTTCTATGTTGACACCGGCAGTTAGTTCTGGCATGAGCGACGTCTGCATTTTTGCATCTGTCAGCTGTTTGTTAATTTGCCTCAGTTGTCCCGCTGCAAAACGCGCAGCCTCGGCATTACTTCCTGCCATGATTGATTGCTCCGGCAAGAAATTCCTCTTGTTGCTTGCGTCTGCGGTATATTTTCCGTAGTAAACGCCAGCACGGACCTCTGCAGATCCGTATGCAAGACCGCGCTTGTCACTGCTCTCGATATATGAGCCAGCGGCAGACACTTGTAAAATTGCGTCGGATGCCTCGAGAGGTTTTTCCTGAGCCATAATGATCCGGTTGTTGAATAGGATCAGCGCAGCACCTTCGAGGCTTGCGATTTTTTGCAGGAAGCCGATGTCTGTTTCGTTTTCCTGGCGCATGTGTTCATAGTACAGATCGCTCAATCCTAAAAGCTCGAAAGTCATGCCGAAGCGAGCAGCGACTTCGTTGCCGAATTGTAGCAGGTGAACCTGCTGCCAGCTTTTCGAGTGTTTTACTTTTGCATCTTGAGGCATGGAGCACGCTCGAATGATGCAGAGACCATTGAGCAGTTGCGGCTCATATATGTGCATGATGCCAGTGGATACGCCGTCGCGCTGGTATTCGATGGTGTCGCCGGACTTTGGCGCCCATTTTTTCCACCGGCTGTCTGAGTCCTCAAAAGTTAGAACGATATTGTCAGCTTGCTGAGCCCCCACAAACATGTCATAAGTTGCCGCCATGCTTGTAGTGGCCGTGCTGATGTTTGTATTGTTGTAAATTATTTTCTCAGCCATCCGATCGCCTCCATGGTGCGACCGTGTCGCTGAGTTCGTCGCTGGATATGATTGGGAGCTGCAATTCTACGCCACCAGGGAAAACAATCATGTCGGAGTAGTCCGGATTTGCCTGAATGATGTAATGTGCCATTTTTTCGTCATCGTACATATCCAGAGCCAGGAGGTCGAACGTGTCGCCCTCCTGGGTTGTGTATGTGTAGTAGCCTGATATATTAGGCATAAGCAGTCACCTCCCTGCGTCTCAGCCAACTCTCCAGCCAGTCGATGAAATCGGCTTCGTTTTCTCTCAACTGTTCCATAAGGCTTGCCTCGTCGGCGTTTCCATTTGCCTGAATAGTAGGCGAGTAACTCATGCCGGAAAAATCGTATATTATAGTCTGGTTTTGTGTTGCGAGATCAGACAGTGAAAAGTCGTCAAGTGTTAGCAGTTCGCCAGCAAGTGAGCTCTGAGTCTGATCCGTTTTCATAATTCCATTACTATCCAGAACACCGAGCATCCGTCCGGCTTCTTTCCAGTATCCGATGTTGTCAGCTCTGTATGCTCTATCGAATGAAATTACTGCCTCCGTTCCAGCTTCTCCGGCGATTGATATGCCGTCCGTAAATCCACCGGTTGCCAGATAGCTGATTGTCGGAATGTTGACGCCGAAGTTTTGACCTCCGACACCCGGTACCCAGTCTGGGATCTTGACACTGATTTTGTTCAGCGCGCCGATCGCACCGTTGATCAATCCAATGACTGCATTGATAGGTGCCTTCACCACTGCAATGATGCCCTCGAAGATGCCACCGAGAGTTTGAACGACACCAGACCATGCTTGTGACCAGTTGCCGGTGAAAACGCCAGTGATAAAGTTCATCAAGCCTTGGAAAATTGACTGCACGGCGCTGATGATCGGCTGGATGGACTGCATCGCTCCGCCGAGCACGCCGGTGAACAGCTGTGCAAGCACTTGAATTATAGGCTGCAGTGGTCGAAGGGCTGCCTCGATCAGAACAGAGAGCACACTGATCAACGGCTGCACGGCCATCATTATCAAATTAAGAATAGGCTGCACAACTGCCATGATCAGCTCCAGAATAGGAGAGAGCAGGCTTATGATCATGCTCAGGATCGGCGTCAGCGTGTTCAATATTTGCACAACAATAGGAAGCACCGACTGTATGATCATTGTCACAACCGGAAGCAGCGAGTTGATCAGTTGGATCAGTACCGGAAGCACTGTATCGATTATCTGCATAATAATCGGGAGCAGCATGTTGATCAGCTGGATCAGTATCGGAAGCACCGCGTCGATTATCTGAGATACAAGAGGCAAGAGTGCCTGCAATAACGATGTTACAACCGGCAGTATCGCCTGGATAATTTGCATCGCCACCGGAATGATCTGGGACAGCAGGCTCACAACGACCGGCAGGATGTTCTGGATCAATGTCTGGATCACCGGCATGAGTGCCTGAGCCAGCTGGATCGCTACCGGGATGAGGCTTGTCACCATTTCAACGATCGGAGGAATAAGCTGCGAGCCTATTGTGCCCGCCATGCTTACAAGTGGAGGAACGAGCTGTGTGAGCATCGGGCCGATCTTTGGCAGTAAATCCTTAACGATTGGGATTATCGCTTCACTCATTTGCTCAATTACTGGAATAATTCCTTCCATTGCTTCGCCGACAATAGGCATTAAGTCATTGAGAGAGTCAAAAAGCGTGCTCGCGAGAGGCTCCAGTGCAACCTGAGCTTGTTGCTTAAAAAGTTGCAGGCGTTCGGCAAAGTCGTAGGTGTCGCCAGCTGCCCCGGCGATTGTCTCCTGGCTATCTTCGAGAGACTTTGTTAAGTCGTCCACCGAAAGTGTGCCATCTCTGATTGCTTTCGCCATTGTTGAGGCTGCCTTTGTTCCAAAAATTTCGGACGCTATTGTTGTTGCTTCCGTCATATCTTTGGCGCCCTTGATCTTTTCGGAATATTGAGCCAGTCCGTCGCTTGCACTTATGCCTTCTTTGGCCAGAGCGCTAACTGATTTTTTCATCGCTCCCAGAACTTCGCCAGTGTTTACTCCGGCTTTATCAAGCTGTCCGATCAGGGCGGTGGACTCCTCGAAGGAGTACCCCATCTCTTGCAGCTGAGGTCCAAACTGTTGCACTGTACTCAATAAGTCAGTAAAACCCATACCGGTCGACTGCGATGCTTTGAACACATAGTCCATCGCGCCGCTCATGTCATCCGCGTCGATGTTCCATTGCTGGAAGGCTTGGCTCGACTCCTCGATAACGCTGCCGAGATCGTCGCCCAGCATGTCAGAGACTTGGATTGCTTGCTTGGATATTTCCTGCAGTTGCGGTCCAGTTAGTCCCAGACGTGTGTTGTAGTCCGCAATAGCTTGTCCGGCGTCCTCCATTGTTGTCGGCACACTTTTATACACTTCCTTGAAGTCGTCCTGGAGATCCTGCAAAGCGTCACCAGTTGCACCGGTACCGATACGAATGTTGTCGTATGCGCTGTCAAATTCTCCACCCAGGTCTACGAGTGCCTTTCCTGCTTCAAACACCGCCTTGGTTGTAGCCACTGCAATGCCGCCGACTGCTGCACCGACGGCCAGAGCTTTGACATTGATGCCACCGAGTTTGTCGGTGACTTCTCCGATTGATGATGCGAGTGTGGGGCTCAGCGTTCCGGCGATTTCAACAACCGCCTGGAGAGTTTTTGATTTCGCCACACCGATCACCTCCTCCTGTGGCTTCTACTTACCTTGCGAGGTTGCGGTCGGTTCTTTTCCTGGCGTTTCTTTTCAGCTGCAAGATCCTCCGCTGCCTCGGCGTACTCTATGATAAATTGTGTTAATCTTCTTTTTTCGATGTCGCAGACTGAGGTGTGGAAGCATCTGGCGTAGTCTCTGATTGCTCGTCTGAGTTGTCGTCCGCTGATGCGCCCGATGCAATTAAAAAATTTCTTCCCACCTTTGTGATCTGGATCAGGTCGGGACCTTTTACGCGCTCAAGATCCTCAAATGCGTAGTCGCCATTCACTGCAATGATAGAAGCGAAGCCGAGATACA